TTCGTGTTCAGGAAAAACATGGTGTTGGCCGGGCAGAACCCGCCGATGCCGCCGTCAAGGATCACGTCGGCGTCCATGTATTTCAGCGACGGAAAGCCGAGCGTCGCGCTTTTCGGATCGGTGAAACGCTGATTCGCCTGGAGCGACGCCACGTACTTTGCCCACTGGTTGCCGTCCATCGGGATCAGGTCGGGACGGTCCATGCCGCGCACGAGCGACGCCCACATCGTGTTCATGGCGCCCTGAATCGTCGCGGCGGTCAGCGCGGCGCCGCCGTTCGTGTTTTTCGACTGCCAGAACGTCCAGACGGCGCGGTTGATGCCGCCATAGACGCCCGCAGTCGGCACAACCGGCACGGCCGCGTCGAGCCCGGTAATCTGCTTGCCGCCGTTCGCGGTGCCGTCCGAATAGACGCCGCCCGCGATCAGGTTTGCCATGGTCGACTCGGCAACGCCGATGCGACCGTCAAGCAAGTCAATCATTTGCTCGCGGCCGGCGTTCTGCAGCATCTCCAGGCCGGAGATGATCACGGGGCACGCCGCCTGCTTGATGTCGAACTGCGCGGCGCTGATCACGTCCTGGGCGGCGACGGGCAGCAAGTCATAGCCCGAGTACCATCCGGCGTTGCCGTTCTCGGCGAAGCTCAGCTCCTGAAAGATCACCGAGCCGCCGCTGATCGTCTTGATATTGCCGCGCTGCTCCAGGCGGGACAGGAGCGCGTTATTTTTCGTGACGTTGTCGGCGAGCTTTCGGGTGCGCGACTCGATCGTGGTCGCGACAATGTCGCTTACATTCGGGAATGCCACGGGATACCTCCGCGTTCAAAGGTTGACGAAAAAAGCTCTTCGCCCGCGAGGCAACCGTGTTCTTTCACGATGGCACGCGCCTTTGACGCCCCGGGCGGGGCGCTCGCGCTTCTCGCGATGGCCCCGAAGGGTTCGCGATCCGTGCGCGCACGGAGGTATCCGTAAATCACGGGTGGCCTATCCGCCTGAATTCGCATCCCAGGCCGCTTCGATCACGGCCCGTCGATCATCGGCGGATGGTCCCGGCACTCCGGCCGGAGCGGGGCCGCTTGCCACGCTCGCGGCAGTGCGCCGTGCGCGCTGAGCTGCCTGTGCTGCTTGAGCTGCGCGCTCGGTTTCCGCACGCTTCGCGAGAATCTCCGAAACCTGCGGGTTTAACTTCGTGGCCCGGTCATAGGCATCCTGCAGCGTCATCGTCTGACCGCGCCGCGTCGCCATTTCGATAATGTCGGCCATGTCTTCGCGCACGTCGTCGAAATACTCGTGCGCGGCGTCCTGACCGAACGTTTCAACTTCGCTCCCGGCCTGCTGTTCGAGCTGCCCGAAGGCTTGCGCGCGCTGGCCCTGCACCTGATCGAAAAAACCCAGCACCGGCTGGAGCTGCGCGGACAGCTCGCGTCGAATCTGATCGCCGAGCTGCGCGTTAGGATCGGCCTGGGGCGTTGCCCCGGCGAGCACGCTGTCTAGCGTGGGAATGTCGACCGCGTATTGCTTCATGATCGACGCCACGAGCTGCGCCTTCTCGACGATCGAGCCGTGCCGCAGCGTGTGATCGGCCTGGAAAAAGTTTTGGATCGCGCCGAGCGCATCCGACCCGGAAGCGCGGATGTTGTTCGAGAACGGCGCGAGCACCTGTTGCACGGCCGCGACCGCTTGCCGGGCGCCGGCCGTTTCCTGTAGCGCCTTGCCGATTTCGGCTTCGCGCTTGTGCACTTCGGCCTGCACTTCGGGCGGCAGCTTCGTCCAGTGCTCGCGAACGGGCGCTTTCCAGCTCGCGGGGGCCCGGAGCTGCGGCGCCGCGTCGGGCTTCGGCAGCTCGGCCCCAGGCGCTGGCGCGGGCTTCGCGGCGGCCTTCGCTGGCGCGGCTGGCGCCTGGGGCTTCGCTTCCGGGGCTAGCTTCGGGGCCGGCTCGCCCTCTTTCGGCACGAACCGGCCGGCGGGATCGCGGGGCCGGTCGTCGGCGCTCGGCGCCCCCGGCGCTTTCGGCGCGGCCGGGGCACCGGGCTGAGCAGCGGCGGGACCGGGCGGCGTCGCGGGAGTCGCCGGGGGCGCGTCGCGCGTCTCGATTTCCTCGAACGCTCGCGCAACGTCGTCGCGGAGCGACTCGGCCGGCGGCGCGATGCCGGCATCGGGGCTCGGGACGGCGCTTTCGGGTTCAGCCATGTTCCACGTGAAACCGTTTGCTAGTTGCGCTCTTTAGCATTCCGCTGCGATTTATGCAACTCTCATCGTCTTTCGAGCCGCGCAATCGCATGCGCAATTTCGCCCGGCCGCTCGGGATCGGCAGCGCGCCTGTAGAACGCTTCGCGCCGGGCCGCCGCCGCGCGCCATTCGTCGGTGAAGTCATCGGCGGTCGTGAGCCCGTGCATGCGCATGTATTCGCGGTGCTTCGTGCGGCTGTCGATCGGCGTCCCGTCCGTCGCCCGCAAGCCGGCATAGCCCCGGTCGCCCCACAGGGCGCCCGAGTCGACCGGCAGCGCCCGCCCGGCGCGGTCGACTTCCACCAGCTCGCCGTCGATTTGCACGTAGCGGCGCCTCATGCGTAGGTTTCCGGTTCGATGATCGAGCGCGTCAGCACCATGTCAATCGCGATCACGAAAACAACGGTGTAGTTCTCGCACCCGTCCGCATCGCACCATGCCTCGACCGTCGCCCGTTTCAGGTCCGGGGGCTTCGTGTGCAGCACGTGGCCGCACGCCCGGCACAGGAGCGTCGGCAGGGCGAGCGGTGCACGCGGGCCAGGGCGGGGCATCATCACGGCGAAAACATCAGCTCTTCCGGCCCGGACCGGCCGCGCCGTAGCGCGTTCACGAGCGCGCGACTCTTCGCTGCGGCGATCGGCACCCGAGCTGCCGCCCTGCCCATGAGCGCCCCTGGGCCCGCCGGAAGCGTGCCCAGGGTGAACGGCAGGCGCCACTGCTCGCGGCTCGATTCGATCGCCTGGGGGTCATAACGAACCTTCCCGGCCGTCAGGCCGGCGCTCGCACCCTGACCCCCTACGCCGTACTCGCCTTCGCGACCGAATGGCATAGCTCCTCCTAGGGAAGCCCGAGCCGGATAGCGATAATTGCGGCGGTCACGAGCGCAAGCCCGATATGCAGCAACCGCGCCGGAAACGGCGTGAAAAAGCTGACGACGACAAACGCGATCAGAGCGAGGATCAACAGCGCAAGTGCGATCACAGGACACCCCCTTGTCCACCTAGCGTGGTGGCGTTAGAAATCGACGTCATCTGTTTCTGCTTCGCGCTCGCGGCGGCCTTCTGCCAGTCGAGCGCAATGTCGCTTTGCGTTTTCGCGCGGTCGGATTCAATCTCGGCCGCCGTCTTCTGCTTCGTCGCTTCAATGTCGGCTTTCGCCTTCTGCTCGCCGGGCGAGGGTTGCGGCGGGGGCGGGGGCTGATTCCCGATCGCGCTGATTGCCTGATCGAGCACGCCCTCAATCTGCTTGCCGGCCTTGAACCCGGACAGATACCACTGCATCACTTGCAACATGAACGGCACGCTTTCGGGCTTCGCCTGGATCAGCGGCCAAGCGGCCTGGACGAACTGCGAAATGCCCATCAGGCATTGCGTGCGCGCTTCCTGCTCGGCCGCGTAGTCGACCATTGCCATGGTGTCGGGATCGACTTGCAGCGAGTAAATCGCCATGCGCTTGTCGCGAAGCAGCTGAATCGCGGTATCTGCGACCGCAGCATCCGGGGTTTTCTCGATCAGCGATTGGCGCTTCAACGTCTCGGGCTGAAAATGCGCGGCCATGATTTCGGCCTTGATCCCAAGCGCGGTTTGCACGAATTCGCCCAGCTCGCCCTGCATGAACTGCATCCGAACCGAGCCGTATTGCGCTTTCAGCTGCTGCGCGGTCGCGGTTTCGCTCGCCACCGATGCGCCGCGCATGATGTCCGACAGGCCGGTCAGCTCGTACAGGTCTTGCATGATCCGCAGCTTGACGTCGCGCAGCTTGTCGAGCGCCTGGATCACCATGTCGAGCGGGAACCAATCGACCGCGCCCTTGATGCCGCCCTTCTCGGCGAACATCGCCCAGTTATCGGCCGGCACGAGCACGTTTTGCAGACGGTTCGAAAGCAGCTGCGAAATCTGCGGCGAGCCCTTGTCATAGACGCCCGCAACGCGGATCGCGTCTTCAAGCAGCGCAATGCGCGCGCTGACTACGTCCAGCTCGACGTATTGATCGCGCAGCATTTGATAATCGGACTTCGGCACGAATGCGGACGTCGTCACGTTCGCAATGAGCGGCTTCGGGCACGGAAAGAAATCGGTGAGCCCGAGCGGATCGGCCTGCTCGCCCAGGAGCTTTTCAAACCCGAGCACTTTCCAGCACACGTAACGGCCTTCCTTGTTCCAGATTTCCCACACCTGGGCCTTGTTCCAGGGATCATTCTCGGGGAGGTCCGACACGGTGCCGCGCTGGCGCGAACTGATCAGCGGCACGGCATCGGCAAGCTTCTTGCCGAATTTCTCGGCGAGCGAGGCGCGCGTCATCCAGACGCCGCGAGCAACCCAGCGCACTTCGCGCCACGTGCGCGCGGGCGAGTACAGAAAATCTTTCCAGAACACGTAATCGGTTGCGACGTGTTCGTCGCCGATCGTCTCGAACTTGCCCCCGGGCACGAGCACCCGTCCGGTCATCGGGTCGCGCACTTCCTCGATCGTCTGTTCAACAAAGCTCGGCTCATAGCGAAGCCAAAGCTGCCCCATGCCGGGAATGAGGCGGTCTTCAATCACCGCGCGCAGCGCGGCATCGAAGTCCGATGCGCGCGAGTCCATGTCGAAATTCAAAATGCGCTCGATGATTTCGCCAGCGACGCGCCCTACGTCGTCCATGTAATCCTTGTGCCGGCGCGAAACATCGGCCTTCGGCTGGCGCGCATACAGCGCGG